CAAACATAGATTGTCTGACTACCTACGACAAGTATAGACCCAATCTGTTTGAAATCATGTAATCAAACATCATTGCAACTCTAAAAAAGCGTAGCCTCTATAATCATGAGTTTGTTATTAACGCCATAACAACTTTTATAGGAGGATTTATCATGGCATTTCAAACAACGTCAGGTTACGGCAACTTACCCAACGGTAATTTTTCGCCAGTAATCTATTCGAAACAAGTACAGCTTGCGTTTCGTAAATCGACTGTTGTGGGTGACATTACTAATTCTGACTACTTTGGTGAAATTTCTAACCAAGGTGATACAGTCAGGATCATTAAAGAGCCTGAAATATCAGTCAAACAGTACGCACGAGGTACACAGGTAACTGCACAGGATTTAGATGACGAGGACTTTCAGCTCGTTGTTGACAAGTCTAACTACTATGCTTTCAAAATGGATGACATTGAGGAAGCGCACAGTCATATAAATTTCATGCAACTAGCTACCGACAGAGCAGCATACAAACTTGCTGACCAATACGACCAAGAAGTTCTTGGTTATCTATCTGGTTTTGCACAGTCTGCTATTGGCTCTGTTGCAAGCACAGCTAACTCAACCGTTAACGGAACTAAAGCCGTTAGCACTGCAGGTTCTGATGAACTTCTTACTTCAATGAAGTTAAGGAAGGACTCATTCGGAAACATCACCACATCATCAGCAGGAGATCACTCAATCCCTGTTGCTAACGTGCCAGGTGGGGCAACTGCTGTTCCAACAGCAACTGCTTCTCCAATGCAGATCGTCAACAGAATGAACCGTTTGTTAAATCAACAGCAAGTTGATACACAGGACAGATGGCTCGTTATTGACCCTGTATTCATGGAACTACTAGGTGATGAAAACTCTAAGCTAGTAAATGCTGACTTTGCAGCAGCTGACCTTAAAAATGGTTTAGCTCTACCAAGTCTAGCAGGTTTTAGAGTTTACGTTTCTAGCAACCTTCCTGCAGTTGGTACAGGACCAGGAACAACTGGCTCTGCAAACCAAAACTCAAACTTTGGTGTGATTGTTGCAGGACACGGCTCTGCCGTTGCGACTGCTGAACAACTCAGCAAAACTGAAACATACCGTGACCCTGACAGCTTTGCTGACATTGTTAGAGGTATGCACTTATATGGTAGAAAGATCCTCAGACCTGAGGCTATCGTGACTGCCAAATATAACGCAGCGTAAGGGAGGACACTAACATGGCAACTTTTGACTTAACAGCAAAATCAACCACTGGTGTTGGTGCTAACTCTATCGCAGCTTTACCTGCAAACGCAGGAACGCACATGGTGCGAACAATCCAAGAGTACTTGGATATTGATGCACTAGTGGCTGCAGGAAATAGTTTTTCAGACGGTGATGTCTTTCAAATGCTTGAAATACCTGCAGGTACATTAGTTCTAAACGCAGGTGCTGAAGTTATGGCAGCTTTCACTTCAAGCTGTACTTTGGACATGGACTTTGGGGGTGGTGACGACATCATTGATGGTGCTGACATTACATCTGCAGGGTTCTGTGCTGCAGGTTCTAACGGACAAACCAACACAGTAGTAGGCAACGCAGCCTCAACTTACACTCAATTTATTAGCACTGCTGATACTATTGATTGTACGATTGCAGGTGCTGCTCCTGCTACAGGTAGGTTACGAGTCTACGCAACTGTCATTGACTGCAATGACCACGGTGCAGTAGATAAAGCTACTGAAGTCGATAGAGACTTATTAGCGTAACACTATAAATTGTTTGGGGCAGGGCAACTTGCCCCTTACATTATCAAGGCAGGGTGAATGGCAAGTTTTTTATCATTAACAAATAGTGTATTAGCGAGATTAAACGAAGTGCAACTCACCTCTTCTAACTTCTCTAGTGCTAGAGGTATACAAATACAGGCACAAAACGCTGTCAACGAAGCAATACGATATATAAATCAAAGGGAGTTTCAGTATCCCTTTAATCACACAACAAAAACACAAACACTTTCTCCGGGTATAGTTAGATATAGTATACCCACTGACGCAAAGCATGTAGACTATAATACAGCTAGAATAGTTAAGAATAGCACAATAGGGGCATCTGGTGCAAACTTAACAATACTTCAATACAACGACTACATCAATAGAGAAAATGTAACACAAGAAGACGAGATAGTGACAACAACACTAGCAGAGGCACTAGATGCTAGTGAAACAGAAATAGACCTTACAAGTTCCACGGGCTTTGACAGCACTGGGACTATTTTTATAGAAAACGAAGAGATAACATACACAGGAATTAGCACTAATACTTTAACAGGATGTACAAGAGGTGCTAACGGAACAACGGCAGCTACACACGACAACGGGACATCGGTTGCACAGTTTGATAACGGGGCCGTGCCCAGGTTTATAGTCAGGACACTGGATAATAACTTCCTACTATTCCCGTTTCCTAACAGAGCTTACACACTAAAGTATGACTACTTTGCTTTCCCTACAGATCTTTCGGCACTAACAGACACAACAACTATACCTGCACGATTTGATCCTGTAATTATAGATGGGGCCACGGCTTACGTTTATCAGTACAGAGGGGAAACAACACAATATCAACTTAACTTTAGTAGGTTTGAGCAAGGCATAAAGAATATGCAAAGCTTACTAGTAAATAAATACGAGTACGTGCGTTCCACAATGATACAACAACCCTCAGGATACTTTAGCTCAGGAGCGTTGAATTAATGCCTGATCTTTCTCAGACAAGCCCTGCAGTCTTTCCACTACAGGGAGGATTAGTTTTAAATAAATCTACGTTTGCGATGCAACCTGGTGAAGCATTGGAGCTTGTAAACTTTGAGCCGGACATTAATGGTGGATACAGACGCATAAACGGTTTTGCTAAATACAACACTAATATAGTTCCTGTAACAAGCGCATCCACAGAAGAGATTTTATTATCGTGTATATTTAACGATAAGATAGTTGCAGCTAGAGGGCAAAAAATATTCACAGCTTCAGCAGGAAGTGGATCGTGGACAGAAAGAGACAGTGGCAGAACGAGCGCGGGTGTCTATACTTTTGAACGCTTCAACTTTGACGGTAACGACAAACTTATAGTTGCCGACGGAAACAACGCACCAACAGTATTTAACACATCGTTTGCAGCCACAGATGTAACATCAGCAGGAGGTGGAGAAGTTAGCACTGCTGTCACAGGCGCAAAGTTTGTAGCAGTTTTTAAAGACCACATGTTCTACGCAGGTATGTCTAACAACAAGCAAGAAGTTGTATTTAGCGTACCATTTGATGAAGACAACTTTGCTACAGGCAGTGGTGCAGGTAGCTTTAAAGTAGACGACACAATAACAGGTCTTAAAGTTTTCCGTGAAGATTTGTTTGTATTCTGCCAAGATAGAATATTTAAACTATCAGGAACATCGTCAAGTAACTTTGCCGTTACGCCTGTTACTAGAAATATCGGATGTGTAAACGGACAGACAATACAGGAATTTGCAGGTGACTTAATATTCTTAGCACCTGATGGATTAAGAACCGTTGCAGGTACAGCAAGAATTGGTGACGTTGAACTTGGTACTATAAGCACTCCTGTACAAACTGTGTTTAACGATAATATAGCTAGTGCTAGTGGGTTTAGATCCCTTGTTATACCCAATAAAACACAGTACAGAGTTTTCTTTACAAAGTCAGGCGTGACACAGGTAGAGACACAGGGAGTGACTACCTCTCTACGAGGACAGAGTTTTGAGTTTGCACAATTAAAAGGAATAAGACCCACATCCACAGACACCGTTACCACAGCAACAGAAACAATAGTGATACACGGTGGTGAAGGTGGCTACGTATACAGACAAGAATCAGGCAATGATTTTGATGGGACAGCCATAGCAGGTAAGTACAGAAGTCCTGATTTAAGTTTTGGTGATCCTGGTATACGTAAACATATGCATCGTGTGCTTGTTAGTTACAAACCTGAAGCTGCTATAAGTGCTGACATGTTTTTACGATATGACTATGAAGACCCAAATAGTCCAAGACCCTCAGCGTACTCATTGTCTGCAGATAGTGTTGTGGCAATATATGGCTCAAGTAAATACAACACAGCAACATACGGTGGTCAAACAGAGCCTTTGTTACGACAGTCCGTAGAGGGATCAGGATTTACTGTGGCATTAAGAGTTGATGATAACGGAACAACAGCCCCTTACGCACTTAGGGGATTTCAAATGGAATACCAAACAGGAGCTAGAAGATAAATGGGAGAAACGTATACACGACAGTCCACGTATAGTGACGGTGATGTTATAACGGCTGCCCACACTAATGACGAGTTTAATCAGTTATTAGCAGCTTTTGCAGCATCAACAGGACACACACATGATGGCACTACAGCAGAAGGTGGTCCTATCACAAAGCTATTAGGTAACACACTTACCTTTGGTGCAGGGACAGCAGGGACAGATATTACCATAACCTTTGATGGTGAGTCAAATGATGGTGTACTCAAGTGGATGGAAGACGAAGACTACTTTGAGTTTTCTGATGACATACTTGTAGCATCGACAGAGAAGATACAGTTTGGTGACACTGCCACATTCCTACAGCAGTCCTCTGACGGTGTGCTAAGAATAGACGGTGAAGCAACAATAGACCTAAATGCTTCCACTGCAGTCACAGTGAGTAATGATCTTAAACTAGACAGCGACTCTGCTGTTCTAGGTTTTGGTGCTGATAATGATGTTACACTTACACACGTAGCAGACACAGCACTTCTACTAAACGATGCAATCAAACTGACATTCAGAGATAGTGCCTTATCCGTTAGCTCTAGCACAGATGGTCAGCTAGATATAGATGCAGACACAGAAGTAGAAATAACAACACCACTACTAGAGATATCAGCAGATGCAACTGTTGGTGATGACCTTACATTAAAATCAGATGCAGCAGTTCTTGGCTTTGGTGCAGACACAGATACAACATTAACCCATGTTGCTGACACAGGGCTACTACTAAACAGCACAAGACAGCTACAGTTTGGAGATAGTGGTACGTATATACATCAATCTGCAGATGGTGTTCTTGACCTTGTATCTGACACAGAAATAGAAATAAATGCTACAACTATAGATATAAACGGCAATGCTGATATATCAGGAACACTTGGTGTTACAGGTGCTGCTACATTTGCAGGTAACGTAACTGTCGATGGTAATCTTGATGTTACAGGCACATTTGA